TAAACCAGTTGGCATTGCTTAATTACCAAGCCGATACGATCATTATGAATCCAACGGATTTCCATAAAATCGTGTTACTTAAATCAACTGCTAATGAATATTTGAGAAATCAAATCATTCAAGGATTACAACCAGCCATAAACGGTGTGCCTATAACACTTAACACCGCAATGCCAGCAGGCAAGTTTCTTGTTGGTAATTTGGCTCAATCAACACAACTTTGGGTTAGAGATGGACTATCTCTTGAATTTGCACGACAAGATTCTGATAACTTTACCAAGAATTTTGTAACTGTAAGAGCACAAGAAAGAGTTGCATTGACAACATATACACCAAATGGAATAGTACAAGGAACGTTCTCTACTGCTAAAACTGCTTTAGAAACTCCTTAATTTTGTTTTTGTTTTGTTGGTAAATTAGGGGAATATTTTTGTTCCCCTTTTTTTATGCATTTAAATAAAAAATCTATCAAAATATTAATTTGATTTTAATTAGTATTTTTGTTTAAAATATATAATTATGAAAATGTTAATGTTAAAAGATGTTCTCTCATCAGATGGTTGGAGGAGAGAAGGTCAAGTCTACCAAGTTGCAACCCCTGTATGTAACGATTATCTAAAAAAAGGTATTGCAGTTGAGCATAAAGAGGTAGAGGTAAAAGAACAAAAAGTGGCAGAAACAAAAGAAAATAAACCTGCTAAAAAAAGAACTACTAAAAAAAGTAAATAATGCCTTATAAAGCAAGTTCTTACAGTAGTAATCCTCCTGATAGGTTTCTGCAACAAATGAAGATTGTATCCACAACTGGAAGTGAAATACTTGCGGTTAGTGATGTTAAAGAATTTACAAGAATTGATACATCATCTGATGATAGTATTATCTTGAGAATGATAACCCAGTCAAGAATTGTTGCAGAGAACTATATTGGGAGTGATATAGTCGCAAAACAACGACAATATTATCAAGCGTTTGTGAAAGAAAAATTTACTCTGCCATTTGCACCAGTTGCATCAATATCTTCAATCACCGTTGAAGGATCAAGTGCAACACATGAAATAAAAGGACTTAATAATGAAGTTGTTTACCTTAATGAAATGCCAGCAGATGATGTGATTGTTACATATACAACGCAAGGCTTGAATGACTATCACATACAACAGGCATTGCTTATGATGATATCCACATTGTACGATAATAGGACAGATTTTATCAAAGGCAAAACAGTTAATGATATACCGCTATCAAGCAAGCAACTTTTAAATACTTTTAAAAATGTCTATGTATGAATGCATCAGATTTGGATACTAAAATCGAAATAAAGCGTTTAACGACATCCGCAGATGGTTTTGGAGGGTTTACCGACACTACAAGCACAATCGCAACAGTATGGGCATATAAAAGAGAATTAAGCGGTGATATAACACTTACAAATGGCAAAAGACAAAAAAGAGTTGATCTTGAACTAATAATGAGAAAAAATACCGCAAGTTTAATCCAAGATAGTGATCTGCTCAAGATACAAGATAAAGATGGTGAATATACTATTACAAATATCTTTGAATCGAATCATAAATATTTTACATCTATAAAAGTTACAAAAGTTGCTTAAAATAAAAGTCGATAAATCAGATCTATTAAATCTAACACTTAAATTGAAGGGGTTAGAAAGATTAGGTGTTAATGTAAAAGAAGAAATAAATTTTACTGCTGGTAATATTGTTAGAGATATGAAGATTGATGCACCAGCGAAATTTGGTGAATTAAGAAGGGGAATAAATCATACAAGGACAACAAACGGTAATCAAATTACATCAGTTGTTGAATATTCTCCTTATCAAGAATTTGGTACAAGATATGAAACAATAAAAACTCAAGACATGACTGCCATAGGCATACCAAGAAGTTATGCCTTGCAGTTTAAAGCATCACCGTTAATAAAAGCTACAAACATAAAAGCAAAAGAATTTTTCTTTAAAAACGCAAGAATCGGCTATGAATCTCTTTTGAGAAAGATTGATTTAAAACTAAAAAAATTATCTCAATGAATGAGGCTTTACATCATATAAGAAAAGCACTTGTAACATCCTTAACAGATCATGTGACATTAGATGGAGGATCTAATTATGTATCTGTTGGCAACGTTATAAAAAACACGATAGATGAGCCATATATTAGAATATTTAGTTTTTCATCAACAGAGGCAGATCAAAACGCATCATCTTTTAATTTAGAATGCACAACAAGAATAGAAGTTAATACAAGTTCAAAATACAACTCTGGTGGTCAATTAGACTGTAATAAAATTGTTGATCAAATACTTAACAGGGTTAGAACAAGATCAAGTGGATATCTTGATTTAAGTTCAGATAATTTTAATGTTTATGTAACAACTGCACCGACTGTTGTTTATGAAGAGGCAAATCTCGATGAGAGATCTTACTTTAGAGCAGAGATTGATTTGGTGCATAAAGTAGAAAAAATATGACAGAAGATTGGAAAATATTTACTTTTAACTTTACTGCCATAGCAATATCACTTACAGATATACAAATCGTTTTGCAAATACTTGTTTTAATTGCAACCTTAATTTATACCCTTATTAGAATAAATAAACTATGAAAACTGCAAAAGAAATATTACACTTTTCAGGATCACTTTTGGTTTTTAGTTTGATAATTCTTATTATGTATTATCTTACTCAATATCAAATCCCAGAGGACAACAGAGATCCTATTTTAACTCTGGTAGGAATGATAGCGGCATCGCTATCTATGATCATTGGTTCCATTACTGGTTCTAAACCTTCAGAACTATCAGAGGCTAAAAAACAAATATCCTCATTGCAAATGAAAATTGATATGCTTGTTGAGAGCAAGGATGCATTAGAGAATCTTGTTATCAAGGTACAAGAGGATATTATAACAAATCTTGTTGAAAAACAAAAACCTTGTGATTGTGATGAAAATAAAGAAGAACAAGAATGAATCACTTTAAATTTTCAGAATTTGATTCTCCTGATCTGCCTAACTCTGGTAGGGATTATATGAATAGTGAATTTTTAGAAAAATTAGATTATGCACGATCAATTAGCAATGTGCCATTTATAATAAATAGTGGATTTAGAACATCTTCACACAATAAAAAGGTAGGAGGAAAAGAAAAAATTGTTGATGAGTTTGGCAAAGTAATATCAAAAGGATCATCTCATTTGTATGGTCTTGCGGCTGATATATCTTGCAAAAACTCAAGACAAAGAATTGAAATTGTAAAATCGTTAATTGAGGCACAGTTTACTCGTTTGGGCATAGCTAAGTCATTTGTGCATTGCGATTTAGATCCTGATAAAAACCCAGCTATTTGGTTGTATTAATATGGCAAAAAAGAAATTTGGACAGACAACTGTTGGAAAAATACTAAAGGCAAGTGTTGGACTTATAAACCCAGCGTTGGGAGGCTTGATAAGTGGTAATATGGGTATTGAGGAAGTTATCTCTGCCATCAAATCATCTAATGCACCACAAGAAGATAAAATAAGAGCACAGGAGTTGATATTGGAGGCTTATGAGGCAGAAGTAGCCGATAGAGCATCAGCAAGACAAAGAGAGATGGCAGCAGTAGCCGCAGGCTCAAATGATATATTATTCAAAACCGTTGGTTGGGGTATAACCTTGTCATTTGTCGCAGTCGTAGCTGGTGCTATAGGTCTTTGGGAAATACCGAAAGAATCACAAAGGTTATTTGACATGGGTTTTGGTGCGGTAGTAGCAGCATTTACACAAGTGATTGGATATTACTTTGGTAGTTCTATGGGTAGTAAACAAAAAACAAATATTATCAAAGGAGATGTTGATATTAACTAACTTATCAATACTCTTGAAGTTGTTTGTTTGTATTTATTAAATTTGTAAAAAAACAAGTATGGGAACATCTTTATCTGGTGTAAAAATAAAAGACACCTATCAAGGACTTATTAAAACAACCGATAATGCAGCGGCATCATCATCATCAAAACAACTGACTGATGGTCTTGGCAATGATCTTGGAGTTGAAGTAAATACATCTGGTCAATTAAAAGCAACAACTTTAGTAAAATCAGGTGGTACATCTTCAGAGATACTGCTTGCCGATGGAACAGTTGCGACAACCTTAGCATCTTCATATTTGGCTGCTGATTCAGTTGGTAATACACAACTTGCAGATGCATCAGTAAAAGCTGCTGAATTAAGCACAACAAACTCTGCAATTGATAATTATATTTTAAGTTATGATTCATCAACTCAAGGTTTTACTTGGGTTGCACAGAATACGCCAGATGGTGGTTTGATTGTTTCTAATGAAGGTGATAATAGAGTAATTACATCATCAGGTACAGGTACAGGGAATGCTGAGGCAAATTTAACATTTAATGGGACATCTTTAATTGCTGGTGGTGATGGTAGTTCTGGAGGTGTTACCGTTACCGATGGTCAAATCGACATAAGAACAGGAACTGGTAGTGTTGCCAAAATGAAATTTTATTGTGAATCAAGTAATGCTCATGCACAAACTCTCCAAGCACAACCACATTCAGCAGCAAGTAGTGCAGTTTTAACGTTACCATCTGCTACAGGTACATTAATTGGTACAGGTGACAGTAACACAATTTTAGGCAGTATGTTAGGTGCAGAGTTTACTGCATCACAAGCATTGACATCAGCATCAGCTATAACAGTAAACACTAATCTTGCAGATGTTTTTACCCTTACTTTAGGTCATAGTGCAACACTTAATTTTACAAATGTTGCAATTGGTGATTTAAAATCAATAATTATAACAGGTGGAGGAGGTAGTTATACTGTAACACTTGGAACAATTAACACCGCATCCGCAACATATAACCGAATATCTGGAACATATAGCGATACATCATCGGCTAAAAATTTATTACAGATAAAATTTATTTCAACAACAGAGGCATGGTATTCTTACTCACAAATAGCATCTTAAAATGAAAGCAAGAGAAGATCAAGGTGTAATAAAAATTTATAAAATATTACCTGATACTTGGAATAGTGTTAATGGTCACATAACAAACTTTAAAAATTCTTCAAAAGAAACGCTTGAACAAGAAGGTTTTTTTGATGTAGTAAAACCTGCTTACGATAATAGGATACAAAAACTTGGTGCATTAGAGTGGGATAATACAAATAAAATATTTACATATCCTGTTGATGATCTAACAATTAATGAATCTCTTGCAGAATTAAAAGTCTTAAAAAAACAAGCAGTTAAAGATTTGGCATACAAAGAACTTTCTAAAACTGACTGGTATATAATTAGAGCATCTGACATTGGATCTAATATTCCAGATGACATAAAAACGGAAAGACAAGCTATAAGAACAAAAGTTGTTGAAAGGGAGGCAGAAATCGATGCACTATCAACCAAAAAATTAGTTTTAACATGGTCACCTATTTTATTTGATCCTCCAGAATTAGGCATTTAACATGAGTTTAGGCAGGGGTTTTTTTCAAGGGGCAGCAGCATCAAGTTCTAATCTACCTGAAACAACCGACATTTTTGGTGATTCAAGTGGCGTTGCATTGTATCAGCTTGATTACGATGGATCATCATCACCAGATGCATCAACAAGTTATGATGGTGTATCTTCTAATGTTGAATTTGGTTTTGATGGATACATAAATTGGGGTGCAAGATTTAA